CACCGGGGTTGGCACCACTACCCTTGTACTGACTGCGCGTGTAGTCCGCCGCCTTCGAGGTGAGGTCAATCAGGCCCTCGTTCTTCATCGCGGTCAGCAGCTCGGCACCGCGACGGGCGGTGTCCTCCGCGCTGTGGCCGTAGACGGCGGGGGTGAGCCATTCAGCATCAAAGCCATTTCCGGCCTTGAGCGTGAATCCGATCTTGAAAGGTGCGGGACCTTCAGGGGCAGCAGTGGTCACAGGCTTGTTCTCCTTCTTCGGTGCTTCAGTGGCCTCATCCCAAGGGGATCGCTCGTCAAATGGGTCCGGATAGCTCACTCGGAACCTCTTCCTCTATTTCCATAGTGCGGCACTTGCGTCACAGTTTCAAGTTCTACGGGCTGTGACGCCGTTCACTCAGAGATGCGAAAGGCCCCGATCAGTGACCGGGGCCTCCACCTTCACTTAGACAGATACTCGATGGCGCGTTTCAAACGATCTATGTTGTCGGCAAACCGCCCAATCGCGTTGTTGCAGTCGTCGCACAGTAGGCCGCGAATACACTTGCCACAGGAGCCGCCCTTAGGACAACACGCGTGGTCGTGATCAACTCCCAGAGATTTACCGTCCGGAGTTCTTTCGCATATCGCACACACTCCACCTTGGGCTTCTAGCATGGCGTCGTACTCGTTCGCCGTAATGCTCATCCGTCGAACGATGTTGCACCTCATGCAATGCGACCGCAGTTTCCCGGAGTCCTTGCCCTTCTGATGGAACTCCCCTTCCGGGCGGTACTGCTTGCACACCGTGCACTGGCGGTGCCCTTCGGCGTTCCGCTTCAGGTACTCCCGTTGAGGAGTACCCCGCAAAGGTCTCAAGGTCTCACCCAGGTTGTACTGGCGATAGTGCGCACCACAGAACCCCTTAGCGAACAGAGGCTTTCCGCACTCCAAGAAGGAGCAGTACCTTCCGGTCTCCTTGGCGCGCTCCTCGTTGTAGTGCTTCACGCAAAGGTCCTGCGGTCGAGCTGCCTGATTCGGGCAGAGTATGCACTTCTTCTTCGCCAGTGTCGTCACAGTTTCAAGTTATCATGCACAAGATCACTGCAACAACCCCTTTTGCCCTGAAAGGTCACACTGGACACGCACCTGACGAGCACAGCTCGTCATAGGACGTTTCCTCTGTCTCGACTCCGAGACGGGTTGCCATCTCGATGTACTGCTCTCGCGTGATCCGCTCGTACGGCGCCTGGTCCCGGCTCAGCTCGGGGAAGATCGTGCTTCCCTTCAGCCGGGGCATGAACTCCAGCAGGATGCGGGCCACGTCGTCCGCGGTGTACCGCTCAGGGTCGACGGAGGCCGTGTAAGACACCGCCTGGTCAGCCCAATACTCCTGGTAGAGGGCCTGAACGCTCAGCATGTCCTCAAGGGACAGCATGCCGGCGTGCTCGATCACGGACGGGTCCATGACCTGGGACACAAGCGGGTCACGAGTCGGGATCTCTACCACCATCGTGTTCGCCGCGTAGATGCAAGGCTCGACCTTGTATCCCTTGTTCCGGTACTCCTCCACCTGTCGGACCTCTTCCGGCTCCACCATAGAAAACCGGATACGACGAAGGAAGTAATCGCTGAAAGGAGCATGAGCCGCCTCTCCAGATACACCAGCCACCTTGGAAATCGTCCCTGTGGGGGCGATGACCCGCTTCTTGATGGGGACGGGGATGCGCATGGTGTTCGAGTACTCGACGGCAGCGGCGTCCACCTCTTCGGCCAGCAGCTTGAGCGTCTGCTGAACCTGCCAACTCTCGGCCGCCTCGCTGTATCGAAGCCCGACCTTGGCCAGGAAATCGGCAAAGCCCAAGTGACCAACACCGATACGCCGGTAACGAGCAATGGCCACCGCAGACTTCGGATCAGCCACCCCCGCACACGTGGCCCGGATCAGGTACCGGGTCACCAGTCGGTGAGCCTCCAACAGCCCGTCCGTGTCAACGTTGCCGCCGTAGTCCACGAACGCACCGAGGTTGACCGAACCCAAGTTGCACGGCTCGGCAGGCGTCAGCAAAGCCTCTCCGCATGGGTTGGTGGTGTAGACCCCATCAACCTCGCCAACGGCGCTCAGAGACGAGTTCCAGAAGCCAGGCTCCCCGTTGGTCAGGGAAGACTCAGCGAGCTGGTTGAGTACGAGCTGAGCACCTATGTGCCCGTCGTGCACCGCCTCAATGAAGGCGTCATCTACCTCGATCGATATGTTCGTTGTCCAGTGACGAGACTGGTCCGCCTTGCAGGCCAGGAACTCGTCAATCTGCGGGTCGTCCCATCGCATGATGGACATGCGAGCGGAGCGACGGACACCGCCAGAGACGATGCACCGGGCGATCTCGTGATCGATCTCCATAGCGGACATGCCGTCAAGCGGGGCCCACAAAACGGGGCCGAACACAGCGCGAGTCAGGATCTTGCCGACGTTCACCAACATCTCAGCGAACGGCAGCGGTCCCGAAGCGGTCCCGCCGAAGGATCGCAGCGGGGCGCCCTTGAACCGGACTCGGGACACGTCATACACGCGGTCCTGGTGCCGGGTCTTGGAGTCGTGGGCAGTCCGGATGAGATCGCCCAGGGCCTCAGCCCAACCCTCTCGGGAGTCCTCCACGCCGTAGGCGCCGGCCCACGTGTGGCTGTACTCCGTGGAGATCAGACCAGCCTCAGCCATCTCCTCGAAGTCAGGGTGGCTCGGGTCGCACACGATGTGCACCTTCACCGGGCTCACGATGTCCGGGAACTCACTGAGGTAGTGGTTGCTGTAGTTGGCTCCGACGCCTCCGCCCTCTGCCAGCCGCAGCAGCGTGAACGTGAAGTGCTGCTCAGGGTGCTCGGGGTACCAGCCCGCAGCCCAACAGTTGTTGAGGGCGTAGTCGTTGACGCCAGACGACTTCAGGTGACGGCCCGCGGGCATCACCTTCCAGGACTCGATCAGCTCGACCAGGCGCTCAGCCTCGCCCGGCTCGACGTACCTCTCATCGACAAGGGCCACGTTGCCGGCGACCACGCGCCGCACGGTCTCAGGCCAGGTCTCCAGCTCACCGTTCGGCTTCTCTCGCCGGTAGGTGCGCTCATAGACAGTCTTAGCAGTGGGGGTCTTCCAGTCAGTCAGGGTCTTACCGTCCTGTTCGTATGTTTCGGTTCATCTCAGCGGTGAGAGCGTCGATCGCTCGATACCCCCGCTTACGGTCGTTGTCATTCACGGCACTCATGCCGTAGACAAAGAGACGCATGATCGCCTCTTGGTAATCGCGGTTAACGCGCTTGATGGCCTTCTCGGCGTCCATCCGTGCAGACAGGATGTTGTCCGTGATGACGCACCTGGTCAGGTCGTCTTTCTTGCCGATCTGCGCGGAGACCTCGGCGTCGGTGTAGACGAAGGACCTCATGACGCCTCGAACCTCGTCGGGCGTGTAGTGGTACTGGTCGTCCATAAGATCGAGGTAGGCCCGTTCCTTAGCGGCATACCGCCTACCCGCGGTGTAGAAGATCTTCCGAAGAATCTCCTCGTTGCCTTGGTATCCGGCGATGATGTGCTGTTCCTGAACCGCGTGGAGCATGATTTCCTGCTTCACGTCGTCGGGCTCCACGATCGCCCACTTGGCCGAGATCTCATATGCGATCTTCTCGGCCAGCGGCTCAAGGGCCTCCCAGTTGATTTCCGTCATGCAGCGTCCTTCATGAACTGACCCTTCGGGCCGCGCTTGATCTTTCCGTACCGTTCACCTTCCACGACAAAAGAGCCGTCATCCTCAACCGGAATGGCCTGAGGAGTCGCGCTGTACTTCCCGACGTAGAACAGGCCAAAGCCCTTCTGCCAGTTGGCAGGACCGTTCTTCAGGTATCCGGCCTTCTTTACGTCCATGAGGTGACCCACCTCGAAGCCGTAGAGCGTCTTCAGCTTCCCGTTGTGGCCCGTGGTGTGCGGGGAGACCGCAAGGCGGTGTGTGTGGCCCATGACGATCGACACACCGGCCTTTACCGCCTTGAGACGGGCTGTGGCCCCAGGGACCTGGTTCAGGCCCGGAGACTCATGCCCGTGGATCGCAGCCCACCCCGGCGCAAAGTTGTAGTAGGGCTGGAGCTTCGTCACGTCGTAGGCCGCAAAGTCGAGAAGGCTTTCGAAGCGATAGAACGAGTCCTCCGCCGCGAGGGCCGGCGCCCGGCTCGCAAGGTACTTCTGAGGTCGTTCGTCGTGGTTTCCTTCGAGGATGCCTACGGGCCCGTTGTAGACGGCTCGCAGGGGCTCAAGGAAGTTCCGTTTGGTGTACTCCGAGTCCCGGATTACGTTGCCCTCGAACTCCGCCCTGGTCCCCGCGGACCAACGGGACGGGGCCGGGTAGTCCACAAGGTCCCCGATCTGGATAACCTCGTCCGGCTGATACTCCCCGATGAACTGGATGACGTTCTTGAGGGCCTTCTTGTCCTCGAAAGGTGCCTGAACGTCGGATACGACTACGACTCGCTTCACTTGGCACCTACTTCGAGCTTCAGCAGCTCAGCCAGGAAGCTCAGGGGGTCAGTCTTGACCTCGACGTATCGCTTGCGGCTGTCTTCGGTGGTCGTGTACCAGATGGTCATCTCCAGGTAATCCGGCTCGCTGCCATACCCGCAGGTGTCACAACCACCGCTGTAGCCGTTGCGTATCTGCCAGTCGTCCTCATCGATCCGAGCCGTCTTGGCCTCGATACCTAGGGTGACTTCGAGCCACTTGATTACGAGGGCCTGAATTCGTTCTTCTACGGTCACTTGCCAGCCTCCAGGCGCTCTATCTCGCGGTTGATGTACCAGGCCGCCTTACGCAGGTCCGTAAGCGGCTCGTCGTGCTTGTGGTTGGCGCGAAGGATGTACTTGACGGCATTCCCGAGGCTGAAGTTCAGGTTCTCCGTGATGTCGATGACTTCCAGGCCCTTGGGAAGCCACGTGTAGTGACTCGGGTGATTCACCGCGTCGTCCGGCTTCTCGTCGCCGCTGAGCGGAGTCAGCTCGTCAGGGGCGAAAGCAAGAGACTGACCGCTTGCGAACGTCACCTCGTAGGGGAACGGGTCACCCTCGAAGATGTTCGTGATGACAGCCCGCTCGCCCTTGAACTGCCGCGTGTAGATCGTGGAGGGGTTCGAGACGGTGACGATCTGCCCAAGCTCGAAGCTCACTCGGCCTCCAGCTCGTGATCCTCGAAGAACGCGCCCAGGGCATCGAATCCGCCGTCAGGGTTGTCCAGAAGAACCGAGGTGGACTCCTCGACCTGGGCATAGTTCACGGCCTCGACCGTTCCCGTGAGGCCGGCAGTTCCGTCCGTGACGGTGGCCTTCACCCGGACTCGCGTTCCGGGCTTCCACTTCGACTTCACAGGCCGATCCTTTCTCGCAGGGCAGCAGCCCCGTACTCATGAAGGAATGAATTGGTGTCGTGGCCATCAGGGAAGACGATGACCTTGGCATTGGGGAGAAGGGCGGCAAGCTTCTCGGCCGCCTTGATTCCCGGTTCGTCTCCGTCAGCGATCACGTAAACGGTCTCGAATCCGATCAGGGGCGGGATGAAGTGGTCTCGCCATGCGCCGGTGCCTTGGTAGGCGATGGCCGGCACCCCAACGGATTCCCAGACCGCTGCGTCGAACTCGCCTTCCGTGACGACGATGAACGGGCTTTCGGTGATTAGAGCCGTTGTGTTGAAGAGCCGGGGTGCGTCACCGGGGAGACCCCAGTACTTCCCGTACCACTTCTTGTGCCTGTCGTGGTTTTCCTTGCGGGTAGGGGCGAAGTAGTTACCTGCCTCGTCCTTCACGCATTCGTCAGCGATACACCTGAATCGCACGGTGGCGACGCCATGGGGTCCGCCTGCCGGCCGCAGATACGGGAGAACCAGCATTCCCGTTCGCTGCTCATGACCAGTCAGCGCCGAACCGACGTATCCGAGGCGGAACTTCTCGGCCACGTCTCCCAGGCCGCGAGCCTTGATGTACTCCTCGGCCGGACTCCCCTTGAACTGCTGGAAGTACGTCCGAGCCGCCTCCACCGAACCGTTCATGTGCCCAGAGCTGAGCTTTTCGGAAGCCAAGTCCTTCCTCTCGCATTACAACGTCTATCGAGTCTTCAGAGACATCGCAGACGAAACAGTTCCATCGCTGCTTCTCTGTGTTCACTGAGGCGCTGGGATTCTCGTCAACGTGAAGCGGGCAGGGGATCTTGGACCACCCTGCCCGCTCTTTCACGTCTATTGAGTAGTAGTGCTTCAGCACCTCAGTAATTGGCGGCCTAACGACCGCTTGCGGTTGCCGGCTGGTCACCGATCCGCCTCACGTGAACGGGAAAGTTGTACTGGCGGTTCGCGCAGCCCATGTATTCCTTGTCGCCACGCCACTTGCGGTAGTCGAACTTGATGCTCGCCTCAGACATCGTCTGCCTCTCGGTTATCCACGTGGTACCGCGGCCCAAGCAATCGGGACGCTGGAGGGTCTTCTAGATAAGCGGCTGCATTGCGCAGAATTGCGGGATCGTCCTTGGCGTACGGGAGGATCTTCCGGTTACAGGCCCGGCAGGTGAGTCCGCGTACGAGGCCGGTTTTGTGATCGTGGTCCACGTCGAGCCGGTAACGCCTCGGCTCCGTGCAGATGGCACAGACCTTGCCTTGGTATTCGAAGAGGGCCTGATACTCACCGGGCTCAAGGCCGTAGGTGGTGGTCACGCGGGCTTCGTGAGAGGCGGCTCTTCGAGTCGACTTGCGACAGGTCGAGCACACCTTCCCCCGCGGTGTGAAGAACTTCTCAGCCCTGTTTTTCTGACATCGCGTGCACTGCCGGTATCCGGCGCGAGGTTTAGACACGCGGCCTCAGAGCCGCCTCAAGCTTGAGCTGGTTCTTGAGGGAGACAGCTTCATCGGCAAGGCTCTGGAGATGAGAGAGGGGGAGGACTTCCCATGCCGGCCCGGATTCGGTCGGCATCGACACTGCGACGACCTGAGCGGCGCTGTAGCGAGTGTGGAACTTCAGTTCCTTCGCCAGGTGGTAGACGCGCATTCGCTTCGCATTCTCAACCGTGAGAACGAGAGCGACTACACCCCCACCGGCCTTCTGAATCTGATTGCCCGAGATCTGCGGGTTCTCATTGAGAAGAACATCCACGATTTCGCG